CCCGTTCCCGTGCTGCCTGTGGTTGGTTTGTCGGCACCGGGGTGAAGGTCGAAGACGTCCCGCAGCACGTCGGCGATCTTATTGTAGATCGTGTCTACTAAATCGACGCGCGGGCGGAAGTTTCCGCTGCCCGCCCACCAGTGCTGGAAGCCCAGCACCATGTTGTCGAGCATCGACCCCTGACCGCCGATCGGCGGGCCGTCGTAGCTGTGCGGTCGGCCAGCGTCATTGGCTTTCGGAAGCCCAAGCCAATCCCAGGCTTTGTTGAACCCCTGCTGAATACCCCAGGCGTCGCTGGAGCTTTCGCCTCGGGCTTTTTCTTCCGCTCGGGCGCGCTGTTCTCCTGCCTGCTGCTCCTGCCAGTGCTTCCTTTCCTCCTCCGGGGTCCGACTGGTCGGGATCAGGCCGCTGACGCCGTGGCTGGTGGTGCCCTCCAGGATGATCCCGGCAAGGGCGAGCTTGCCCAGGAACCCGCTGCGGAAAGACGTTCCGGCCGCCTGCCCGGCTACCCCGGCAGCGGCGACCAATGGCGCGAACATCACCGCAATCGCACCTTGGACGAGGCCGCCGATAATCGCCTTGATGGCGGAGAAGCCGAACAGCACGACCAGTGCGGTCCCGGTCGCGCCGATGACTTCGTTCAGTTTGCCGAGCCAGCCGATCAGGACTTTGACGGCGCCCCATAGCTCGGCAATGACCTTGCCTGCCGCGTCCAGCTTCTGCTTGAAGTCCTCGATGTTCTCGCGGTTGCTGAACCACCGCTCCAAGTCGGCGGCCAGCTCTTTGACCTTGGGCGCCGCGACGTCCGTCATCCATTTGCCGAACCAGTCCAGCAATGGCTTCAGCAGCGGGAAGACGGTGAGGGTGAATTTCTCGAAGATCGTGGAGATTTGCATCCATAGGAAGCCCCACGACTGCATGGCCTCGAAGGCCAGCTTCCCGGATTTGTCGGCGTCGAGCCCAATGGAGGCGAGCCACTTCTTGCTCTCCTCCGCCCACTTCTTTCGTTCGGTGTTGAACCGCGCCCCTTGGGCGATCATGTCGGCGTTGACGTGCAGGGTCTTTTCTAGGAGGTCGCGGTAATTGGCGATCTCCGCGTCCTTGAGCGGACCCGCAGGCATCTTCAGGAGCTGTTCGTACCTGTCGATCAGCCCTCCCAGCGCCTGCTCGGCAGTGCCGCTGGCGGCGTTGAAGCCCGGCACCAGACCGGCGATGAAGTGCTTCATCCCCGGCGAGTCGAGCATCAGCCGGTTGAGGCTTTGCAGCGATCCCTTAAAGGCGTCGGCGCCGATGCCGATCTGCCCGAAGGCGAACTCCAGCGACTTCAGGTTATTGGCGCTGGTGCCGAGCTGGGCCGACAGGAAGAACAGGTTCTCGAATTGTCGCCCGACCCGGCGGATCGACTCCTCGATCCCGATCGCCAGCGCGCTGAAGCCCACCGCGAACTGCTTCGCCGACTTCTCGACGTTCTGGATCGCGGCGTTGAACTTCTTCAGACCTTCTTCGTCGACCTTAAATCCCAAGCCGATTAAAAAACTTTTTATTACGTCATCAGCCATCGCGTGCCTCCCTCTGCGCCTCGGCGGCGCGCGCTTCGTTCTCGGCGCGCACGATCAGGAACTCGTTCATCCGCGCGATGTCGTCGAGGCTCAAGGTGCCGTCTAGCAGGCTCTCATAACGGCACATCCCGGCGTGGACGGGAGCGAGACACCACTCCTCGTCCTGGTCGGTCATTGCAAGGTAGTCGACTGCCGGTCCTCTGCGGCCCCCGAGTTCTGGCCCAGGAGGCCGCGCAAAGAAGGGCCGAGGTTGTCTTGGACAACCTCCATCGTGAGCTGGATCAGCGCGGCCAGGTCGAGGTCCTCGAACATCAGGTTGCCGCCGCGCATGACCGGCACCCAGTTCGACCCGTTGTGCTTCTGGCAGACCGTCAGGCACTTCTTCAGCACATAGTCGACGTCGGCGTCCTCCATCTTGCTGAGCACGTCGGCGATCGGCCCCAGCGTGTCGAACAGCATCTTGTTCTGCTGCGCCACCTCCTGGGCATCCGGCGGCGCCTCGAAGTCGTCAGTGCTGCCGTTCCCGCCGTTGGCATAGTCTGGCGGGGCGCTGGTTTCGGGGCGCTGGGGGAGCTTGGAGAGCGCCGCAGCGTATCCCCGCCCCATGCTGAAGATGATCGGCGCGACCTTGCGCGCGACGTGCGCCTGATCGAACACATTCATCTTGTTGACCCGGAACCGCTCGCCGTTGATTTCAATCTCGGTCATGCGGGGGGTGTCCTAGCGGTCAGAGCTGCCCTTTGCGGGCGCGTTATTAGTAATGCTAGACCGAAAGCCCGTTCCCGAGCACGAAGTCGACCTTGACCGAGTGGAAGGCCCAGGTCATTTCGCCGCCGTCTTTGGCGTAGGTGACATCGGCGAACTTGGCGAACGCCACCTGCTGAGCGGTGATCACATCGCCCCGCGCCAGGTCGCGGATCGAGATCGTGTTGCGCCCGTGCGCCGCCGCGTCACCCGTGTCGGCGGCGTACATCTGCGCCAGGAGCGCATTAGCGGGCGCGGTCTTCAGAAACCGCACGGTGATCGTCGCGGCCTTGCCGGCGTGCAGCGAGTGCATGCCCTCGCCACCCGCGCCGATCGTCATGGTGTTCTTGTCTTCCTGCATGACGATCGAGATGCCGCCTTCGCTGTTCGCCACCCCCGGACCGCCGAGGTTGAAGGCGCCGTTTGGACCGGCGATCGCCACGAGGTTGTCGATGAATGAATAGGTCGCCACGGCTCTCCTCCTTGGTTAGCAGTCGTCGTCCATGAGGCCCATCAGGTGACGGCCTATCTCGCTGTTGAGAAGCGCCACCGAACACAAGCAGCTCGACACCAGCGCGACCGACTCAGCCGTGGCGACCCTGCGCTCTCGCACATCGGTCACGACCTGCGTCAGGAGGGCGCTGGCCCGCTCCATACGGGCGATCTGCCGCTTGTTGGCCTGATCAGGCAGGGTCTTGCTGGTCATACTCGCCCTCCGCGTTTTAGCGGTTGACGTTTACCAGAACGTCGGAGAAATGCACCGCGCCCGCGAGCTTGATCGCCACCTGGATCAGGGGCGCGATGCGGGCTTCGCGGATCGACTGCGGCTGGTCGTCGACCGAGTTGGCCCAGGCGTACCAGCCCTTGCCCATGTAGTCGCCGTAGCTCAGCGAGCCGAAGCCGGTGCTGTTCCAACGGCCCGGCGCCACCAGCCCGTTGGTCACCGCTTGGGACAGCCCGCCCTCGGCGCCCGCGATCAGGATTTGAATGCCGGGGTTGGTCTGCGGGATTTTCGGGCTCTGCACCAGGATGTTCCAGATGTCGGTCTGGAGCCGGTTGGCCAACCAGTCGGTACCGTGGATTTCATCGAAGAACGCCGGCCCGGACATCACGCCCTGCTCCAGGATCGCGGTGCCGTTCTCGTATTGCGCCAGGACGTTGAAGCGCTTCGTTTCGATCGCGTTGACGGTGGTCAGCGGCAGGACCTCCGCCGTGACGCCGGGCTCCTGCTTGAACTTCATCGTGATGGTCGTATTGAAGCCCTCGAAGTTGACCGTGAAGGCGCGCCCGAACAAGGAGCAGATGCCGTAGGGGTGGACCCCATCGGTGGAGAATTGCCCGACCGTGCGCATGTAGCCCGCCAACATTAGCTGGCTGGCGAGGTCGAGCGTCGTCGCCGGGTCGCCGATATTGGACGAGCTGGAGGTCAGCCCGTAGAGGTGCATCTCCGCCCCTTCGATGTAACCCGCGATGGCCAGGTGCTCGGCGTCGGAAAGGACGCGGCTGGCGCAGAAGGTGACGGCGTACCAGCCGCGCCCGTCGAGCCGCGCCACGGCGGCCACCGGGGTCTCGGCCGCGACGCCCGCCCCCGTTCGCTCGGCCAGCGCGGCGGTCATCTTCATCTGCACCGACAGGTCCTGGCCTGCGGCGGGCGCCTGCAGATAACCCACGCTGGAAGTGGCGCCGGTGGTCGCGCTGGTGATCTTGAACTGCTCGCCGGTCCACACGCAGGTCGCGTTGATCGGCGGGACGTGGGCGGCCAATGCGGCGGTGACGCGCGAGGCGACGCCGTTGAGGTTGGTCGCCAAGCTGAGATCAATCCCGGTGACGTCGGTCGGCGCGCCGCCGTCGACGCTGACCTTGAAGGCGCCGGTGGTGACGCTCGTCCATTTCGACAGGATCTGATCCGAATTCCCGAGGAAGCCGCCCGCCAGAACGCCGCTCGTCGCGGTGCGGGCCCAGCGCCCGATGTAGAGCGTGGTCGGCTGCGGTCGCTGCGAGAAGAACAGGCTGGCGCCGAGGTACTCGGGGGCGGTGGTGCCGAAATCGGCGGCCACGTCTTCCAGCCGGTTGTACTCGCGGATTGCCTCGCCCGTGTCGACGACGTTGCTGTCGCCGAGGATCAGTAAGGTGTCGAAGTTGAGGAGCGGCGCCGCCAGCGGGGCGAAGCTGACCTGCACGTCGACGACTCGCGATACGGATAGGCCCTGTGGCATGGTGGTGCTCCTATCGGATGGACTGGTGGCGACGACCTCGGAAACCATCGCGGCGTTGCGGAATTGGATACCGCTGCCGTCGTTCAGCCCCTGGTAAACCCACTGGTCGCCGCTGAATAAGTGAACTTCAACGGCATTGATCGGCAGGGTTGTGACGAAGTGGAGTTGTGCCTTCCAGAACCCGTCGCCCATCGCTGCGACGGTCTGGTAGCGAACGCTTATCCCGTCTCCCCACGCGGCGGCTTCTTGCAGGGAGCCGTCCGGGTTGACGACAATATCTACGCCGTAGATCGAGTCCGGCCCGTCGAACTGGGTGACATCGAGGCACCCGCCGCGCGGGTGCGGGCCGATGCCCCGGTACTCGAAGGACAGGCAATAGTACCCCGGCAGGATCGAGATACTGTCTCGCAGGAGATGCCCGTCAGGGTGGTTGGTGCCGTCTTCCGTGACGGTATAGGGGTTGCCCGAGCCGCTGAATGCGACGGCGGTCCGCAGCACCCAGGTGTTCGGCAACAGGTTCATGGCGTGATGAACTCGGTCGTGATGATGCGC